GGGTCGGCTTCTCGCAATAAATTAATTGCTTTTAGTGTAATTTGGTCGGGCATAATTCTAAAATATATCGTTGGTTGGTCTTTTGATTATCGTTTCTTGTATCGGATCAATTAAAGTTCCGTTCTCATTAAGGTATCTAAACCTACGCAAACTATAAGAATAGAATAAACAGACAGGTGTAAGTTCAGGTGTAGGTACTCCAACCAACTTCTGAAACTTAATCTTTTGTGCGTGTATCTCAGTAACATTCCACTTCTCACTTTGTGGGTTACGATGGAACACAAGAAAGTTATCTGCCCTATTCCCAAACATAGCACCAAACTCTACATCACTCATATTCGGAGCAGGTCGAGTACCATCTTCGTTTCTTCTTCTGTTCGCTGCTGTTCCTGGATGAACCACTAAGTAAAACATTACATTGTGACGCTTTATAAATCTTCTTACATTACTTAAAGCATCATAATAGTAATCGTACTTACTTACCTTTGGTGGTGCTTTTAAATCATTTAAAGGGTCTATAGATATACCATCTATCTCAACTACTTGCAAGTACTCTTCAAACGATTCTAATACCTCATCGACAGTTGGTGTCTCTTCAAACGTAAGTACAGTAAAATGCTCATAAGCCCATTCGATAGCTCTAAGGTAATTGTCTTGACTAATCGTTCTCAGGACAATACATAAGCCACTTGTAATCGTAAAGCTTAGAAGCCATCATCATTAAAAAAAGTTGTGTAGTGGTTTTTCCGATGTTAGCGAACCCAGTCATTATAGTTAGCTCACCTTTACGGAAAGTGTAGTGAGGGTCTAAAGGTTTTATACCTGTAGTAAGACCCTTTGTGTAACCATTAGAGTAAATATCTTTACAATAATCGGTCACCTCTTGCTTAGAGGTTACTTTATAAAGAGCCATTCTAGTTCTTCATAGCATTTAATTGACCTCCTAAGTAATC